AGACAAATATACAAGAACGTGGTAGATTAGCAGCAATTGCGGATACGTTGCAGCAATACGAAGGTTTAAACTGGTCGGAAATAAGCGATCAAGACCCTGTACATGCTCAAAAATTGTGGATTCATTATTCACAACTAAAAGAATCGGCAAAAGAATTATCAGGAAAGATACAAAAGGAAGAATGGCAAGCCAGTCAAGAAACGCAGCTTAAAGAAGCCAAGCGAATCCAAGAAGGGCAAGCCTTATTAGCGGAAAAGGTGCCGAATTGGTCGCCTAAGTTAGCTGGTGAATTGATGGGTTACGCTGCATCTATCGGATGGTCAGAAAGCGAAATTCAACGAATCACAGCACCGCAAGTAATTGCACTGCATAGAGCATTTGTCGGGGATCAACTGCTTGCAAAGCGGAATCTCAAGGTAAGCGACGAAGTGAAGCCAGTGTCTAAAGTTGGTGGTAATGCATCAATTAAAAAGGACGTATCACGCATGACCGATGCTGAATTTGCTGCGATGCGACGCCAACAGATTAAGAATAGAACAAAGTAATATTTCATTCACTTAAACGCCGTGATGGCGCTGTAGAAAGGAAAGACAATGGCTAATAGTCTAGTAACTATCGACATGGTAACGCGTGAAGCTTTGCGTATCGCCCATGAAAAATCACAATTTATCGGCACAGTAGATCGTCAATACGACGACTCATACGGAAAAACAGGCGCAAAAATTGGCTCTGCTTTACGTGTGCGTCGTCCTAATCAGTACACACGTACATCCGGTTCGCGTGTTATGGATGTTCAAGATCAAGTCGAAAGAACATCGACAATCACGATGGCAACACAAGACCACGTAGATATGCGCTTTAACTCTGCTGAGTTGTCATTGTCTATCGATGAGATCAGCAAACGTTACATTGAACCAGCAGTGTCTGCTCTTATCTCGAATATTGAATCTGACTTCATAGCATTTGCAACCAAAGCAACATATAACACAGCTGGCACAGCAGGCACTCCACCAACTGATTTGGTAGCGGTTGGCGCAGCTCGTGCAAAAATGAATCAATTCCTTGCACCTAAAGACGGAAATCGTTTTATCCAGTGCGACTCTGTAACAATGGGTGGTATGGTTAATGGTCTGAAAGGTCTTTTCCAAGACTCAAGCCAGATTAAAGATCAATACCGCGAAGGCATGATTGGTCGCACAGCAATGGCAGATTGGTATGAAAATGATCGTATGTGGACACTCACAAACGGCTCAGACGTAACGGGGACGCTTGACGCGGCATCGCTGGCAACTGATGGCGGTACTACACTCGATATGCATACAACTGTTGCGGTAACAGCTCAGGTGGTCGGTCAGGTTTTTACGATTGCAGGTGTTTACGCATGTCATCCTGAAACTAAAGCAGCTTATTCAAGCTTGCAACAATTCACTATCACAGCTATTGGCGCATCGACTACTACCGTCAGCCCTGCAATGTATTGGACGGGTCCATACAAAAACGTAGTTACGTCTAGTGGCGGCACTGTTTCCGCTGCCACATTCAATAGTGCTGCATTAACATTTGTTGGTAATGCTTCCACAAGCTACGTTCAGAACTTGATGTACCATAAAGAAGCATTCCAGTTTGTTACTGCTGATTTGCCAATCATGGACGATGCCTCTAAGTGTGTGCGCCGTACACAAGAAGGCCTCTCGATGCGGGTATGGCAGGCATCCGACATTCGGAACGATGAGATGCTCATGCGTATAGATATTCTGTACGGCATGGCAGCGCTTAGACCTGAGTGGGCTTGTAGAATTACATCGTAATAATTAAATGCCCCTTAATTGGGGCTTTATCAAATAAATTTAAGGAAATTATCATGCCATCTACTACAGCACAAAACTTTGAACAAGTGTCGTATAGTTCACCAAATCTTGCGCAATTGCGCTCTGCGGCAAAAGCAATTATTGGTGATGCTGTCGCAACTCGCACATTAACGGCCAAAGAATCAGGCGCAACTATCCTTCTGGATGCGGCGGCTGTGACTTATACGCTACCAACACCGTCAATCGGTATGTTCTTTGAGTTTAGAACAACCGTGGCAGCTACCGCTGGGAAAGTAGTAACAAATCTTTCTACAGAGTTTTTGCTTGGTGCTTTGTCGATTCAGACAATCGCCACAGTGACACCTGCAGGCTTTGCGGCTAACGGTACAACTATTCGCTCAATCAATACTAACGGCACAACCACAGGCGGTTTGGTTGGCGATAAATTCACCGTAACAGCAATTAGCGCAACGCAATGGCTTGTCGAAGGTATGTTGATCGGTTCTGGTACTTTAGCAACACCGTTCTTGACATCTTAATGTAGCCATCCCCCAAAACTTATGTTTTGGGGGATCTAAGGAATATATTATGAAACGTATGCAGCATCCAGAACATGGCTTCCACAATGCAATGACGGACGCTGAGGAAGTATTCTTGCGGTCTGTTGGATGGATTGAAGATGACGGCAAGGCATTAAAAGAAAAACTAGCCAAGTTAAGCCAAGTCGAAGAAGTAACAGACAAAGAATTTATTGACACAATAAAGAGGCGCGGTCGTAATCCAAGTAAATAGGGAATTAAATGGCAATTACGAATTATACAGAGCTAACAGCAGCGGTTGCCAGTTGGATTACATCCGATGCGCTGACGGCACAAATTCCTGACTTTATTCAGTTCGCCGAAGTTGAATTAAACGCAGAATTGCGCACTAGAGATATGCAAGTTGATGAGACTTTAACTCTAACGTCCGGCGCGTCAACAGTGGCATTGCCATCAAGGTTCATTGACCCTATTTCATTAGAATTAGTTATTGGCGGTCAAAACAATACGCCACTTACGTATGAAAAGCCACAAAACATAACAAAAAATACATCAAGCGCGGCACGTCCACAGCATTGGACAATTAACGGTTCAAACATAGAATTCCCAAACCCTTCAGACCAAACATACACATTGGCATTCCGTATGTTGAAGGGGTACGACATTGCAAGCACATCTACAAATACACTACTCACTAAATACCCTCTGCTTTACTTATACGGCGCATTAGCTCAAGGCGCTATCTTTGCGCGTGAAGATCAGCGATTGGGACTATTTGCGTCGCAATACAGCAAGATGTTGCTAAAGGTTAAAAAGGCCGAGGGTAGAGTAAATCGGTTAGTAAATTTACGCACAGAATTTGCTGATGCGCAACGAACAAATATTATAGTGGGGTAATGCATGGCATTAGAAACCGGAACATTTTTAGATGATCTAATATCCACCAATCCGGTCAGTGCAACAGACTTGGTGAGGTATGGAGCTGGTCATTTGCGTCTTGTAAAGGAAACTATAAAAAACAGCTTTGCAGGTACTGGCGGCGCTGTAATGGTTGCTGGCGTTGATGCTGGCACGGTCAATGCAATAGTAATTACGCCCACCCCAGCACTGACCGAGTACACCACGCGCATGTTGGTCGTGTGGCACCAAACAATTTCAAATACTGGCGCAACCACGATCAATATCTCAGGGTTGGGCGCAAAGTCGGTTGTAAGTGTCGCAAATGCTGCATTAGCTTCTGGTGATATTGTTGCAAATCGTGTTTATGTTGGTGTGTATGACGGAACAAGCGTTCAATTATTAGCGGTCACAAAAAACTATGTTGACCAGTTGGCGTTCAATACTGTATTGCCTGCACAGTCTGGCAATAGTGGAAAATACCTAACAACCAATGGCACTAGCGCATCATGGGGTGCAATTCCTCCCCCGTTAAAACCTGGGATGGCGGCTGGCAAATACTATACCTACCCATTTGTCACAACAGTGGCAAATGTCTTTGTTACAGCTAATTGCCTTTACGCAATCCCAGTTTATATTAGCGAAACTGGTACTTTTTCAAAAATAGGCATGGAAGTCACGACAGGTCTAGCAGGAAATGGCCGTGTCGGTATTTACAACATGGATAGTGACGGATTGCCATCTACTTTGATTTTGGACGCTGGGGCATTTACAACAAATGCGGCTGCAGAAAAAGAAGTGACAATAAGCCAATCGCTAAGTCAAGGTTGGTATTACCTCGCGTTTGTTTCCAATGTCGCAGTGGAAATTAGAGCCGCTGCAGCAACAGGAGCTGGCGCATTTGTACTAGGTGGGCAATCTAGTCTATCAAGTGTTGCTACAGCATATGCGCCATATGTAGCATTGACATACGGCGCGCTGCCTGCGTCTTTTGGCACTGCAACAATCGTTAACATGGTGACTGCTCATCCTCTTGTATATTTGAAAGTATAATTATGGCAACAACGCAAATATTTGACGGTCAAGGTAATTTAACGCAAACACTGACGCGCACATTAACAAACAACGAGATAAACGCTAACATTCGTGCGCAATTATCCGTTGTTGACATAAAAAGCATCCGTGCTTTGCGTGAGGGTGACCAAGTGAGAATTGATGACCTAGAGGCGCAAGCTGCAACGCTTCGAGCGCAATTGGTTTAATAATGCCTATCGTTAAATTTATCAATTCTGGTGTTGCAGGCTTAAACCAAGACGTTGAGCCTAACGACCTTGCTATCACTCCTGCGATTGAGTGGAGTGGTGGCGGGAATATCCGTTTCAATGACGGCTATTGCGAAAAGTTCTTAGGCCACAACGCGCCGAACGGTACGCCAACCGTTACGCCATACGGTGTATTTTTCACAAATAATGCGGCGAGGTACACGGTATATACAGGGCTAACAAAGATATACGCTGTTACTGGAACGACGCACACGGACATTACAAGGGCGCTAGGTAACTATACTGGAACAAGCTCTGACAAGTGGAACGGCTCAATCCTAGCTGGTACATTAATTCTGAATAACGGGGTAGATGATCCGCAATTCTGGGCTGGTGTACTCGCTACGCCTTGCGCAAAACTGACCAACTGGCCTGCGAACACAAAGGCCAAGATTATCCGCACATTTGATAACTTCATTATTGCGCTGAATATTACAGAGAGCAGCACAAACTATCCAAGTATGGTGCGCTGGTCTACTCCTGCTGACCCCGGTACTTTGCCTGCATCATGGGATTACACGTTAGCAACAAACGATTCTGGTCGTGTTGAAGGCGTTTTGTCTAGCACGCCTGATAAGATCGTGGACGGCCTAGCACTTGGCAACACGTTTATGATCTACAAGGAAAATAGCACGTACACAATGCAATACGTTGGTGGCACTGATATTTTCCGGTTCGCTTCATTGTCGAAGACATCCGGCGCATTAGGGATTGATTGCGCGGCGTCTTTCACAGGCGGGCATGCGGTGCTGGCTGACGGCGATATCGTGATTAACCAAGGCGGCGCAATGCAATCAATCATTGATCGTCGTATGCGAAGATGGTTATTCAATAACATTGATTCGGATAACAGACAACGTAGTTTCACGGTTTCTAACCTGCGGCGCAATGAAGTATGGTTTTGCTTTCCTCAACTAGGGCAAACGTGGCCTAACACTGCGTTAATATGGAACTACAAAGACAACACATGGGGCGTTAGGGATATTCCAAACCTTGCCCATGCAAATGCGGGTGTGATTACAGCGTCTGCCTCTGATACTTGGGATTCTCGCACTGACACATGGGAAGAAGCTGATGGTGTATGGGCGGTTGATGAGTACAGTCAAGCAACACCACGCGTAATGATGGCGTCGAGTGATGGCGGGTTGTTCCTAGCTGACATTAGCCGGTCATTCAATGGTTCGCCCATGACATCGTACATTGAGCGTACAGGATTGGACTTTGGTGCGCCTGAATCAAGAAAGTTATGTAAGGGTGTTCGCCCACGTTTTGACGCTGCGGAAGGTACAGTAATTCGAGTCTACGTAGGTTCGCAGTCTGACCTAGATGGATCAATTACTTGGAGTCCTGCGGTCAATTTTACTGTTGGCACCTCACTAAAAGCAGATTTTTTTGTGTCTGGTCGTTATCTTGCAATCAAGTTTGAATCCGTAGCGCAAGGCGCATGGAGATTGAAGACATTTGACATGGATATTGAAAAGGTAGGGCAATATTAATGGACTACGTACCGGATTATCCACCTCAAAACCCTGCGATGTTGGCTGAGTATTTGAATAACGAGCATCAAAAGTTGGAGCAGTCCTTACTTAGCAGGAAACTAGTTTTTAGGTTGGCGACGTCAAATGTTGCGCCAACAAACCCGAGGGACGGCGATACAGTGCTAGCTGATGGCACAAATTGGAATCCTAGTGGTGGTCAAGGCGTATATACTTACTACAATTCAACATGGAATAAATTAGGATAGGAAACATCATGGCTATCACATATCAAGATTTACTAAGACTTGCGCAAAGTACACAGGGAACTGAGCGACTAGGGCAAGCAATCAATACGGCAGATATTAATGCTCATCCTGCGTATGATTGGACACTTCCAGATGGTCGCACATTTTCCGGCGGGAATGGATCCTACACAATACAAAACGGGCGCGATAAAAATGGTGCTTCGTTGTTTGATACTTACACGCCTGATGGTCAGATTTATCAAGATTCGTACAAAAACCAAAATGACTGGTTTGATGCAGCCGTGCCGCTTGCGATAGCCGCGATGGGCGGAATGGCTTTAAGTGGCGTAGGGGCTGCGGGTGCTGGCGCGTCCGGCGCTGGTGCTGGTGCTGGCGCTGCGGGTGGATACGCCATCCCTACGGCGGCAGAGTTGTCTGCGGCTGGCTTTGGTTCTGGTGGGATGGGCATGTCTGGCCTTGGTGGAATTGGTTCTGTTTCGTCCGGCGCTGGTGCTGGTGCTGGCGCTGCTGGGTATGGTTCCGCATTGGCTGGACTTGGCGGCTTGGGTGGTGCTGGCGTTGGCGCACCTGCTGGAGCTAGTGGGGCTGCTGGTGGGGGTGGTGGTGGCCTACTTGGGCAGCTCGGCGATATGGCGGGTAGCAAAATCGGATCATCGTTATTGGGTGCTGCTATTGGTGGGCTAAATGGTAAAAATTCACCGGATAACCTCACATCCACAAATCAGCAAAACATTGATCCTCGCATGTCTTCTATCCTTTATGGATCGGACGGTAAGGGGGGATTTATCAGTGACATATTGAATGCTGGCAATCAACCTCAAAAAGCTGGTTCGAGCCTGTTCGGACAAGGTGCTGATAATTACCTCGGCAAGTTTGGCGCGACTGACTTTGAAGGGATGCGTGGTGCTGCTAACGATCTTATGGGTAGCAACGTTAGCGCCCCTCAAATGGCAGGGGCGCAAGTAAATGCACCTTCGCAAAACAACATGAATTTATCACCTGCGTATCAGGACATGATCTATGGTGAGGCTGGAAACAACCCGTATTTAACTGGTGGGATTCAAAAAGGCATCAATCAAGCTAATACCGCATTCCAAAATATGCAAACGGATGCAACCCGCAACTTAACTGAAAACATTTTGCCAAGCATTCGCAGTGGTGCGCAAGTCAATGGTCAATATGGTGGGAGTCGTCAAGCGTTGAGCGAAGGCAGGGCATTAAACGACTACAGCACACAAATAGGCCGTGCCATGTCGCAAGTAGGGCAAAATAACACAGATTCAGCTATAGCTGCGCGTGCTGGTGCTTACAACACTGACAGAAGCAACGCATTGGCAGCTATGGGGAATCTAAGCGGCAATCAATACAACACGTCCAACACAAACGCAGGATTGCAACAACAGGCAAATCAAGCCAACATGCAATCCCAGATTAACACAAACAGTTTAAATTCCGCCAACAAAGCAACTGGCATTAATGCACAATCTGGTTTGCTAGGTCAAGCATATGGCTACGGTTCAAACAATGACATGTACGGTTTGAACAAGATTGGAAAGACTTCCGGCTTGTTAGGTCAATACACTGGCTTAGGTGGAAGTTCTACGCAGTCGCAACCACTCTATCAAAACACGATGGGCAATATCCTTGGTGGTGCAACTGCTGGCCTAGGCTTGTATAATGCATACAAGAACTTAGGTAGCGGGGCAGAAGGGAATAATATCTCTAGCTGGAAAAATTCGATTTTTGACAATGGCGGCTTTTAAGGAAAAATCATGGGTTTATTTGACGGAAATAGCGAATCAAATTTTAACTTCGACGATCCTAAAACTATGGGATTGCTTGCTGCTGCTGCGCAAATGTTCAATGCTTCGGCTCCGTCTACTAAGCCGACTAGTTTAGGCCAAGTGTTCGGCGGTGGCTTGATGGGTGGTTTAAATGCGTATCAAGGGGCGCGACAACAGCAACAGAAGGACGACATGGAAAAAGCCCAATTGGACATGTTGCGCGTCAAGATGAAAAAAGAAAATGACGCGCAGGATATGAAAAATAAATGGATGGCGCTTGCTATGGGTGGCGGTGCAGAACAAGTGCCTTCAAATGCAGCAACTGCTCTTACGCAAGGCGCTGCTGTCGGCTCAATCGGTCCAACTGTTGAAAATGCTGCACGTATGGATGTAATGCCGAAGCAACAAACACAATCTAATAACGGAATCCTACCATTGAGCATGATTACTAGGGGGGCAATGATGGGAATGCCGGGCATGAAAGAACAGTTAGAGGCATATAAATACATAAATGATCCTCAGAAGCTAGAACAGGGGGCAACTTATGTAAATAGGATAGATAAAACAGAGCGCACAATGCCTAAGCTAGATAATGGGATGCAAGTTCTTGATGGCAAGGCATCATTCTTGCCTAATTACAAAAACGAGGTAGCAAGTCAGGCTGGCCTCACTACTGCTGCACAAGAGGCAGAAAAAGCGAAGTATACACTTTTGCCATCCGGCACTGAATTTACTGGAAGAATGGGCGTCAATCCACCTATCACTATGGGGGAATTGGTTGCAAGTAGAAATCCGCAAAATTCTCAAAATATGCCAAATCTTCCACCGCTGCCAAACATGAATGGCAGGGGTAGCTCTGCTATTCCTCCACCAACGGCAGGCGGTAATTTTTCACCAATGCCACAGGGATCGCCAAGTCAAGGAGGTGAAGGAAGGGTAAAGACTGCAGCAGAAAAAGAGGCTGAAGTAGGTGCGGTTAGAGTTAAAAATGCTGTTGATGAGGCCAACTTAAAAAACTACCCTGAATATGTAGCAAAGAAACAATCCGCAATTAGTAGTGCACAACAAGCATTGGCAAGTATTGAGAAAACTTTGAGCCACCCAGGGTTGGCTGCTGCGACAGGTCTTCAAGGGACAATTGACCCTAGAAACTACATA